TCAATACTAGTACCGCTGCGCCCATGACTTTAGTCGACTCGATCGAACGTTGGGTGTGCTGTGGGTCCGTGGACGCCAGTGACGTAGTGGCATACGTCGCTGCTGTCCGTCGACCCACTGACGCACTCAGCGTGGACTTTGTGGAGTACACGCACGAGCCTGTAATCCACCATGTCACGGTTCACCCCACACGCGTGGTAGTGGCCGACAATTCAGGGGTGCAGATACCAGTCCCCGATGGGGGTGCTGAAGAACCAAGCGGCCCTAATGATGGGGAGCACCATAGCCCGTCTTCACCAAGCGGTAGCGACTCCGGGTATGACTCGAGTGACTCACTCGATGAAAGCTCTGGTTGTGCCTGCCGCGACATGGTGGCGACGTGGAGCGAGTTGGTGTCCGCCAGAAGGGCATATATTGCATCAGTGGTTGGGGGGGGACACCCCCACAACCACCCAGGGCTTTCCAACGATTGGGAGTTGGTGGTCAACGGGTTGCTGTGCAGTATTATTGACACTGTTCAAGCTTGGGAAGGGCATGCCTGCCAGTATTGGATAGCGCTACTGGCCGTGGTTGAAGTTATTCGTGGAGGAGAGGTTGAGATCGCTAGAAATGGTGATCCCAGCATACTGTCCGACGAACAGCGTGCTGTTACGGAGATTGAGATGTCGAGGGCCGAGCGCCTGAGATGGATCGCCAACATCATGCGCCTCGACTACGACCTGCCGTGCATATTCACTCCTGGCAGTGACGGGGCCAATGGGCCCCCGGGTAGCTCCGGAAAAGCTGGTGACAGCGGGGACCCATCGCCGGGCAAGGACAATGAGCGAGGCAACGATTTGCCTGGCGCTGGTCCTGGACCTGGCACCCCGCCGTCCGGTGGTGATGTTGACCCTGTAGTGCCGCAGGGAGTTGCCACCAGCGTGTATCGTCTAGCTCAGGACGTTGTGGAGGTTAAGGCACACCGTAGGCTTCGTAAGCCGGATAAGTATGTGCGCACGGTCGTGGCGGAGATCAAGAACCGCCTTGGCTGCCCACCTGCCAACGCTGCCAACCTGCTCGCAGTCCGCCGGATGGCCGTCAACATCATGGAGAAGCATGGAGTGCGGCCCTCACATGTCCGACGAGCTGTTGAGCTGGTCGTCGCTGGGGTCTTTGTTCCCGATGAGGATGATCTGGTTGGCGCGAAGATTCTGCAATCGAACAGTGTTGCGGCGCTTCGCGAGGAGCTTGACAACGCCGGGCCGAAACCCGCGTGGGCGAGCGTGTTCCACCCTTTCCGAGATAGGAGGGTGCGACGCGTTCGCGCCGCGTAGGGGGGCCTTGGCGTGGTCCATGGTGTTAGTCACAAGACAAGTCTTAGTGACCCGAGGTGCACCGTGGACAAACACGCTAAGGGAACCTCGAAACCGCGCACATTGTACTCCATCTCGGAGTTGTCAGGCAATGTGGACCTAGCGGTGAATAATGCTGACATTGACACACTGGAGTGTGCGCTCATGGAGCGCATGTACTACTGCAAGGTTGCCAGCAGCTTTGTATCTCCACCCCCAGTGAAGAAGGGTCTCTTCGCTGAGCGGTTAGGCTACTTCCGGACGCAATTGATTGGTGAAATGCATGAGGCCACCCGATGGAGTTACCAGCAAGTGCTGGACACGTATTCGGGTCGAAGACGCACGATCTATGAGAAAGCCATGGAGAAGCTAACCCAGATTGGGCTATCCCGGAGTGACGCGCATTCAATAGCGTTCGTCAAGATGGAGCTAGTTAACCCGCACAAAGCACCACGATGCATCCAGCCAAGGAAACCCGCGTACAACTTGTCGCTCGGGCGGTACATCAAGGCCGTAGAACACAGGATTTATAGAGCCATAGCAAAGGTCTATGGTGATGGACCCACGGTCATGAAGGGATACAACGTGAGTGAGATTGGAAATATTGTGCGAGGTAAATGGCGATCGTTCCGGAACCCAGTGGCAGTAGGATTGGACGCAACCAAGTTCGACATGCACGTGTCCCCCGAGGCTTTGGCCTGGGAACACTCGGTGTATCTGGAGTTGTTTCGGCACGACCCTGAGTTGGCAAAGCTGCTTCGGTGGCAAATGAACAACAAGGGCTACGGCTATTGCAACGATGGTAAGCTGAAGTACCAGGTGAAGGGGAAGAGATTCTCTGGGGACATGAACACAGGGCTGGGCAACTGTCTGCTGATGAGTGCTATGGTGCACGCGTGGGCTAGACAGGCCAAGTGCCAGGTTAAGCTGTTGAACAATGGCGACGACTGTGTCGTCATTATGG